ACTTTATAAGTATCAAATTCTTTCCACCAATATAAAGGCGCAGTAATTCTAGCATACACCGGCATCATTCGCATATACTTTCTGTGATCCGTGCCTGCATCGGATAATTGTTGCATTAATCCATGGTCCGCCTCTCCAAGATGGAAATCAATAATGTCATATCCAGCCGTTTCAAATTCACTATCGCTCTTATCCCACGAATTTTTTGCGTTTCTCATACCTTCAACGATAAACTCCATCTGCTCTGGTGAAGCTAATACTACGTGTTCTAATTTAATCATTTTCTAATACCTCCTAACCGTATTTCTTCTTTACATTGTGGACAGATTATATAGTAATAATTGTATTCTCTAAAATCAGAATGCGTATTATGCTCAATATCTTCCTTTTCATAAGAAAATAGGCACCCACAATTCTTACATTGTTTTATCTTAATGGTTCCACGTTCTATAATTCTAATCATTTCTGTTCCTCCTTATCTTCAAATTCCATAATGTTTCTAATTCTTTCATGTTCTCTCTCAACCCCGTCCTGAAAGCCACGATCATATGCGTGTCTGTACCATTCTAACTGTTGCGTGGCTGTCTCCCATCGCCTATCAATACTAGGGCCAAACTCTTTAGACATTCTAATCAATTGAATAGACTTAAAAAGTTCTTCTTTCTCGATAACAACTTGATACGTTGAATGTGCAAAGTTACTAAGAAACCGAAATATAAATTCGCTTTCTGTTTCTTCCACTTGACTAGCTATTTTTAAAATGGAAGTATTTATTTCATCTCCCAATTGGTTCATTCTGTCACCTCCTCATTTATGCTCACGTTTACACGCAACCGATTTACATTACTACAGTTTATAGTTAAAACTTCACTGTCTAATAGTTGGTCCGACATATATAGACCTGATTTTTCCAACGCCTTTAATGTTAATACAAAAAGTGTTGTTCCTGATCCGTTACACACTTCAACCTCGCATTCATCAGGTATACGCTCAAGTAAATCACCTAAAGTCAACATTTCCTCATCTCCTTTGTCGTTCCATTGATTCAAAAATACTTTTTATACTTACCGTCAATTCATTATCAGTGCATTCCGGGTACTGTCTTTGCAAATTGTATTCTGTCGTACCGTTTAATGCAGAATTTTGAAAGTTTCTAAACATATCCATCCTGCGAAGATATTGTCTTTCAGACTTAAACATTTTATTGCAAGTGCAGTCTGGCAACGGACATACAAAGCAGTTTGGAAAAACGCATTTTTTCGAATCTGCATCATTACGTTTAATCCCTTTTGATTTTCTACTATGGGTTTTATCTGGCATAAGTCATCACTCCTTTAGTATGATTTTATCAGCGGCAACCGCATAGCCATATTCCATGTTTGCTCCTGCGGATTCTTCCCATCCTTTCATAAGATAGATGTAATCGCATTTAGATAACAAAAGCATACACAACTCCATGTATTCATTGTGTGTAAACGCATCCTTTGGAATCATAGAACATATCTTTGCTGGGTTTATAACATCTACGTCCATAAGATCGTTTATGCGTTTTTCTGCTTCTTGAAATCTTTCGATATAATCATCAGTACCAGTAATTTTTCCGCTGATATATACTCTAATTTTATTTTTCATTCTGTTTTCTCCTTTTCAAATGGTTTCCATCCGCTCGGTGGTTCAGTAATTCTCCACACATTGGGTGTGTTGCTTACGCCGCAATAGGGAATACCACTCTCTCTGTAAGACAATTTACAATCTCCGCATGATGAACCACCACTGTTTTTACATATGTCCCTTATCGTTTTTAAGGAATCATATATTTCCTTGTCACTATAAGTTTTTTTGTTACTTCCCATTATTCTCTCCTTTCATACTTCGCTAATATCTACTTTTGCAAAACGGCATTCTTTTCCTTTAGCTTTCGCACGACATATCATGGTAGAAATTGTATTCGAGTCTACTCCGACTACTGCCGACAGCTCTTTAGGACTGTCAGCAATGAAAATCGGCAATTTATACTTATCTTTTGAATAAGCTACATACACATACTTTTTCACAATTCTTTCACCTCTCGCCTAAACTCAAATAGCACATAATTCCGCAATCGGGGAAAATCTCTGTATTCATGTTACCCCTGTTTGGATCTAGTTCATCTAAAAACACAGGTTTGCCGTAATTATCCTTAAGCATTGAGTATCCAATATCTCTTTCCAGCTTCGCACGACTCTCAAACACTTCTAGAAAGTCTTTTCTGATGTTGTTCCAGTAACCCATTCCACCTTTAACACATCCTATGCAGTTGTTGTTTGGATAACCAAGTTCGTACATTTTCGGTCTTGCAAAATCAAATGTTCTATCAAACAGTCCATGTACTTCCTCTTTGGACAATCCTTTGTCAATAAGCGGAAACTCATGGTTAGCTTGTTGGTTTGATTCAACTGTTCTCTCTGCCCGGCTCTTCTCTTTTAGATCGAAACCCCATACATATGTAAGTTCATAATCTTTGTGCTGCTCTTCCCACTCTTTACGCACTCTCTTTTTCAGCCAGTTTGTGCATGGAGCGAATCCATTAGCAGGATTTCTAAACCCACCGAACACTCTGACGCACTCTTCTACACTTCTGTACTCTTTTGATCGTAGTATCTCAATCTCTTTCCCGATTGCTTTTTCGCAATCTTTGATAAATCGGATACTGTCTGTATGTTGGTCTTGTATATCAATATAGATCCATTTATCTACATCTCCTGCAAGATAACCTGCCATAAAACTTGATATTCCAGCACTTACCCAACATACTTTTAATTTTTTTGTCATAACACCACGCTACAAATCACTTTGTAATCGTGGATAAATTTTTAGATTGCTTTTATGCGATACGTATTGTTTCCGTTACGTACCTTATAGCCACAATGATTATTTTTCTATACAGCCATTCTTATTTTCTCCGCTGCATAACCATGGTTTACCATGGATTCGTTATTCCTTTCTTTCTGCCTTTAATACCTTGATCGCTCTTCCTAAGCCCTTATGAAAAAAATCATCATATTCAGAATCAAAACAAGGATCGACTTCTTCAACATATCTATCAAAATCAACATATGCAAGTTCCATTTCTTCTTTTAGCTGTTCAACAATCTTGTCGATATCATAAACGGTAGGTAGGCGATTGATAACTTCTATAATAGATTTAATTCTTATCATCCCTAAAGACGAATAAGCATCCATCATGCTCAAGAATCTTACTAAGTCATCTGCGTCAATAGTTCTCATCTATTACACCTCCTATTGTTCGTCCAAAACCGTTATCAATAAATCTCTGTTTTTTGCCGCATTTAATACATTTAGCTATAACATAATGCGTTGTTTTTTTAGATTTTGCTGACGTTTGTTGATAATCAGACAAAATACGATAATCGTGTTCACAAAATACATTTTTTTCAACAGTTTCTCCACTCCAGTCTAATTTCTGACCGCATTTGTCACAATATTTGATAGGAATTTTACCATCGTTAAGCATTGTAGTTATTTGTGGTTCATAGCCTATAAAATTTCCGCAAGCGCAATAATAATCTTCATAATCATTACCCATGCGACTTCTCTGACATCGTATAGGTTTCTTTGGAATCTGCTTTTCCAGTGCCAGTATTGCTATTTTGGTACTCTCAATTCGTTCACCGTTGTTGCCTTGTTTATAACACAAATCGCAATCATCACACTTATTGCTATTACATTTTTCATAAATTCCTTTGACTTGCATTTGTTGGCAAACATAATACGCCTTTAACATTTCTGCTGCTTCAATCTCTGTCATCTTTTTTTCTGTCATCTTTTTTCTCCTCTCAATACTGTCAAACATGCCACAACTGCGATTATGTTTATAGCTATATTTCCATAGTTGCCACGACTGTAATTGATTGCTGCGTACAATGTATTCAGCGCAATTAAAAAAATAAATACTTGTCTTGTCATCATTGTTATCCCTCACTTTCTAATAACTCTTGATTGTCAAATATGTTTCCAACAACCTCTGCATTAACCATGTTTATCCAATATCCTAAGTCTTTGCGATAATTCCTGTCCTCTGACCAATCCACATAAAATCCTATGTGCTCTGCTTTTTGACTATCAAAGCAGCTTTTATATGCTCCATATCTGATTTGTGCATATACATTGCCAAAATGATATTTTATAACATCATTCTCCCAAACCATATTACCGTTCTTATCTTTCAAGCCTGTGCATTGGCAGATGGTATCAGTTAAAATAGTTACATTATGTGGGATCCCTGCTATTGCATTCCATTCTAGCCATTTTCCACTATCTTTTTCTTTGCCTTTGAATAAATATCTATCTTCCATGCTCTCTCCTATCTAAATTACTGTAATCTTGTGAGCTGCTTTTTCAACGCATCAATTGCCAAATCAATAGCCTCATAAGCGTCTGCTGAAAAGCTGTCATTTTCAACATCATCCCACATAACAAAGCGTTTTAATTCTTCTAGGCTATGTATTGCTTTTTCAGTAGACACATTTCTTTGAAACTCAATAAAGTTTTTAATTATTCTTGCACTGTTATTCATCTTCTTCACCTCTCCTATTCTGCTTCTGATTGAAGCCAATCCATACAACTAGCTTCTCCCTCGTATTCTTCACCGAATGTGTTCTTAAAAGTTATAAGAAGCTCCGCTAATTCTTCATCCGACATCTGCCTTATTCTGTCTGCATTGGTGTGGTTAGTTTCATAATTCTGTATGCTTGCCACTTCTGCAAGAGCTGTGAGCATATCAGCAAAGTATTTCAGCATTCTATCTCTGTCGATGTTGTGCTTGTCTGCCATAGCACATACACTTGCTAATGTGTCAGTTACTATGTTCTGCAAATCTTCCATTTCTTTGTCTGTGAGATTGCTCTGCTTATCACTCATTTTCTCCACCTCTCAATTCTTTCAGTTTTGCTTCTGCTTCGCCTTTTGCTAGAAATAATGTTCTACCAAGTTCTTCTGCTCTAATTTACCGCAGCATCTTTGATCGTCAGATTCAAATTCAATGTATAATATTGTTTTAGTAGGCGTGTAAGAATGCATATGTATTCCTTTTACTATAAGTTCCTGCACAACATCATCTAAACAACAATAAATACTATATATCTTATCTCCCACCTTGCAAGGCAATTTGATAAGTCTGTCATCTTCCTCGAAAGTCTTATACTCTCTCCATTCGTCAACATCACCATCAGTCAGTACGATTGCTTTCTTCGGATGCTGACAACCATCAGGAATGTGCTGACGTAAGATTTCGGCAAGCTCTTTCAACGGTATGCCGATAAGCTCCTCTAACTTCCGATACTCTTTTAACTGTTCCAAAGCATTGATTGCTTCGTATAAAGCGTAATCTTCTGGAGATGAATACGCCATCTCGCCAGTACCGTAACAAGACCCGGCACAGTATAATTCCGCTTCACTCATTGCTGGACCTTGCATTTCCTTCAACCAGTGTATTATTTCATCAATGTTCATCTTCATCATCTCCTTATTATAAATCTTTGAATTATGCTTCTATTCTTTTTCCTGCCAGTTATAAATTCTTCACGCTTTGCTTCTTCCGATGCTTCGTGGTTCTTTCGCTTTATGTGTTCCAACTCTTCATATCTTCCAAACGCACTTCCTGCATAGACTCCAGCCATATAAAAATCTTCATAACACCTAGCTATTACCTTGGAAAATTCTTCGCCTAACAATTCAGTCACTGGGCATTCTGAACACTGTAATTCTGTATGGTGGCATGATGCGAACGTATGACTACATGTTTTTATAGGCTGTTTCTGCTTCTCCACAAACAGAGTGAAAGGTCGGCATCGTTTCAACATACCACGATACCATTTCAACTCTTCAAGCCACTCTACAATCTGTTCGTGTTCCTTGTTGTGTTTTTCGGCAAGATCAGGATTATTTGAAAATATGACATTGCCTTCTGTTGCCATAGCTTTGTGTCGTTTTATCGCTTCGTCAATATTCATTTCCTACTCCTTTCCCGGTTTCTCGCACCGTTCAAATTCAATCACCCACACGTAAGGGTTCGCATCCCAACCGTAACGATCGATGTCAGTTTTCTTTATGGTGCTGTTCCATAACACTTTTCCAAACAATTCCCCTGCACCCATATCACAATATTTAATTTTGCTTGTACACGGTCCATCTATATCGCAATAGTTTTCGCCTGTCAGATGTAAGCAAGGTGGCGTAAATAAAAAGCCTTCTTCTTCTGTCTGATCTTCCGTTATCTCCTGCAACCGCTCCACCCTTACATCAGTTACTTTCAACCAAATTCTTGCAGCATCTTTCGGCATGTGGATGGACGGATGATATATCAACTTTGTTGAATCCTTAAAAGTCGGAAGATCTGCGAGTTTATCATCTGCTTTATAAATATATGTCCCTTCTTCATATCCTTTACCCCATGTTTCCCGGACATACAGGATATCTCCCGGTTGGTATGGTGGTCTTTTTATTCCTCCTATATAAAAAAATCCCAATGGATTGCTACTATCTCCTGATTTTCCGATGGGGCGTCCAGTCATATTGTCGGGAAGTTTTATCACTCGCCTTGTGCAGGACTTTCTTCCATCCAAAAGTGCTTGTACCATTTCCGTTTTAAATAATATTGGCAATGTTCTCATTTTCCGTCTCCTTTCTGCATTCACGCTATTCAATTACCAATGTCAATATCGAAGCACTCTTCGCATAATTTTCTCTCTTCCTTATACGCTTTTTTGTATTCGTTTGTATCGTGTGCTTTTTCAGTTATGTGCCACCCATTATTACAAAATAGTTCTCCATACTCCGTCATTCCACCATCACGAATACTATCAACGATCCCTTGCTGCTTTAGTTTTCTCAAATGGTATCTTACTTTATGCACACTCATATCAAGTGTCTTTGCTATTGCGGTTGCTGGGAATGGGCACCACCCACCCATGATACTTACATTGTGCTGGCACAATGTATATAATATCTCATCCACTTCTTTATTTTCTCCTGCGATACTCATTTTCTACTCCTCACTTTCTGCAAGTTTTGCATATTTCCATTCAATCAATGAAGAATATTGGTCAACCGACCAAGATGTTTTCCCATTTTTAAACGCTAACACATTTCCATCTTTATACTTTGCAAAATGTGCTTTATGCCAACAATCGGTAGGATAATCTCTTACAAGTATTGGGGTATCAACATCAACATCCTCCCAAAAAGCCATTGGTGCTCTATATTCTTCATTTGCCCAAATCTTAAATGCGTCAGAGCATTTTTGTAATTTGTTTTCTTTTTTAAGTTTTCCGATTGAACATTCAGAGCATTTTATGTCTTTGCAGATTCTCATTTCCCCGGTCTTTTCTTCTACACCTACATAATTGTAGTTAGAGTTTAAATAATTCTCCATTAAACTTTCTTCGTAAACCTCTAAATTTCTCATCGCTTTCATCCTCCTTATTATTTTAATAACTTTGCATATTTATTGGTTTTGTAATGCATATAGGCTTTTTTGAAAAGTCAAATAAATTCATTTGACCATCGCAAAAATAATTGTTATCCACCATACTTTCCTTTCTTTATTTTTCTTGCCGTTAAACAGCAATGCTTCGAATATCTGAAACGTGATGTTGGATAATCAATATTCAGCCTATCATTTAGGTATTTAACTAATTTTGGATAGTACAGCCATGCTTTTATAAACTGCTTAATCATAAATATCATTCTGAATCACCTACTCTCAATAAATCCATGAATTTATCGTATTGCTTTTGTGACACCTTGTTGTTCTTCTTATCATCTCTGATTTCGATTTTAAGGTGCTTTTCGGCAATACTGGATAATTCCCTTGCCAAGTTCTTTTTGCCTTGCTCAACACCGTCTCTATATCCCTTTGGTGGCTTTCTTTCTCCAATCTGTCCACTGGACCGATCAGACCCTTGACCACCAACGCTGACATTTCGAAGTTGGTAACCGTCATCTGCATATTTCTTAATGTAGTATTTTTCCATCTCATCTAGCCGATTTTGTGAAAAATTCTCAAAATTCACGACCCAACCATACGGATTTTCCTGCGACCATAGTTTATGCTTTTTAAGAGACAAATCTATGTGTTGCTTATACCCCGACAAATGCGATGCAAGTCGTTGTAACAAATTCTTTGCCTGTCCAACATACGCATACTTGAATCCGTTTTCATCAATCCTTGTCAAGAAATAAATTCCACTTCTTTCGTTAAGCCTGGGATTCAGTTTCAACAGTCGTTCTTTGTTCTTCTTTTCTATTGCCATTGCCTGTGCAAAACTTCTTTTATTCATTCCTCTTCATCATCCTCCCAGTAGAATCCGCATCCGCAGTTCATGCAAAAATTAGGTTTAATGCTCTCAAGATGTTCAAATTCCTTTCCGCATCTTGGACATTTGTAAGTTACAACATCTTCCGTATTCTCTGCTTTCAATTCTTCGTCTTTCATTTCAATGCCTCGCTTTCAACTCGTCTGCTATTTTGTTTACCGTACCCTCTAGTTCATCAACAAGTGTTTGATATGGTTTGCACGTGTTGTACGCCCTGCTATCAAATATCTCATCAGAATTAAACCACTCAAACAATTTGTCTCGGAACAGTTCAACAATCGTTTCTGCTTCGCTCAAAATATCTCCTTTCTAAAAAGGACAATTGTTATTTCTTAATCTCCATTTTTTACCTGCCTCTGCAACGTCTACATTTGCTGTTTTAACGCATTTCTCCATTCTCGCAATGAAGTTGTCACCATCTCCATTACTCTTGCTCAAATGGCACATTATGACGTTTCTAAGGCATTTAGAGTCCGTCACACTTACAAATCTGCAAGCTGTTTCTATTGACATATGACCTCTATATATATGGCTTCGCTTGGTGTCGTTTTCATCAACAATTTCTTTGTCATAATTTACGCCAAGTAAAATATGATTTATTCCCTTGAATCTCCACTTTACATACTGCGTATCCGTTATATAAAGCATTTTCCCCATCTCTTCATGCTCTATCATATATCCGTAGCATGGGCATTCTGTTCCGTCTGCATCTGTATGGCAAAAACTGCCATTGTTATTATCCAGTGGAAAAGATGATACAGAAAAACCTCCCAAATAATTTTTTTTAAGTGTTTTTGGATTTTCTATATCATAGGGCATATAAACATATGCCCCAATCCTTTCCAATTCATCAACGCATCTTGCATGATCCTTATGATGATGTGTTATCAAGCAGCCTCTTAAGGTTTTAATGTCAAAATCAATAGCCTGCTTTAACCTAGATATTGATATCCCTGCATCCAATACAAGTCTTTCACCAGTGTCAGCTTGTAAAATGTAACAATTACCACTGCTTCCTGTTGCGATACATTCGAGAATCATTTCTATCATTCCTTTCCCTGCTTGAATACTCTGAATTTTTAGGGAATACATAATAGGCGTAATTATCAAAATAACACTTTCTCAATGAATTAAGCACTTTGGAAGCATCCTCTGCTGTATTATAGTTACCCATAACATGACTTTCGCTTGTTTCAGTCATGTATTGTGATGCTACAATCTGAAACTTTCCGCTTATATTTGACTCTCTAATTGATAAAAAGCACTTGTCATATGGAGCGTCATAATCGCATTCACTAGATATGATTCTCATTTTTATCTTCTCCTCTCATATCGTTCTTTGCATCTTCTTTATACGTATTCTTTCCAATTTTATATGCACGTTTAACCAGACTATTCCCCACTTCTCCGTGATTTTTCACAAATATTACAAACAAGCTCTCTGTCACAGCTGCATATTCAGCCATCAACTCAATTGTAGTTCCAGAAAATTCTACATGTCCACCATTTGCTTTAATCATAGTTAAATCTCCTCTCTTCTATTCAATGTCTGTTGCTTCTCCGTCAATTACATCTTCATCAAAATCAACGGAGTTTTCATTTTCTTCAATTTCATTTTCTGCAATTTTTTCTATGTCTGTTTCAATTGCAACATCTTCAACAAAAATCTTTCTTTGATCCGGGTTCTCAAAATTCAAATCAATGGTTTTGCACAGTCTATGTAAAACTGTCTTTTTATACATCTCCCCGGTATAATCCGTCCATGCAGAACCGTTTTTCATTTTGCTGTGCTGTCTGGTGTTCTCTAACTCTTTCTTGCTCATTTCGTCATATTTCATTGTGCCATCTTCAAATATGACAACCGCAAATGCACCTTTTATCTCTCCGTCATTAAATGGCAACGGCTTATAATTTACCGTTTGATTTCCGTCAACAACCGCAACTTCATATTCGTCCCCATCTCTTACTAATTTTGCATAAATATCTTTGATCGGTCTGGTCGAATATTGCTTTGCTAGTTTGATTGCTCCACGATAATCTGTTTGGTATTGCAATTGGTCTTTGTATGGGATCAAATATGCCTCTTTGTTCATAAAGTCCAGTCCCAATGTTGCTCCTTTCATCAGGCCCATCATAATTTCAGATTGCTTGTATTTCATAAGATCTGGATTGTCATGCAGTAATGCTAATGTATTTTGCACAAATCTTTCTCTGTTGAAATTCTTTGGAAGTGCCATTTTGTTTTCTTCTAACTTCTCTGCAAGAGCAACGTCAAATGTTCTTACAGATTCTTTTTTCTCCGCAACTGCTGTTTCGTTAGTCATTTGTTTTAACCTCCTTAAATTCTCCATCAATCAGCTTGTAAAATGTATCTTCTTTGATTTTTTCTCCGTCTACATACTCTGTTTTTACACATTTTGGTTTCCAAATGGTTTTATCATCATCATTTACTCTTACCCATTCGGCAAGAGTGATCCAACTTCCAATTTTTGCTTTTGCCATCGAGTCAAAACCTGCCGCCATAACCACGGATTTCTTACCTTCTGATGTGATCTGTGCGTAATCTCCACTGCTG